ATAGCCAAGTGATCCACTTTAAACATTCCTCCTCCTGGGGGAGTTGGGTTCTGACCTATCTGCCCAGCGTATCCATATTGCCCCAGGTCAGCCTCTAATTCCTTCAATACGGATGCATCCAATCTAGTAGGGTCTAATAATCCATTAATATATTTAGACTTCAATTCAATAGGCTTTAGAAATGCCTCATAACCATTTAACTCCCCTGGCAAACATATATGCTTAATATTAACCTTTCCTTTCTCCAGGAGATGACCCGTTGGATCGTCCTGGTGAAGTCTCTGCATAACTATAATAGTTGGGGTGACTGCCTTGTCAGTTTTCCTGGTAGGTAGGGTTTGATCCATCCATCTATTGGCATTCTCTAATCCTTTGACACTTGCAGCCTCTTCTGGGTTCAATGGATCATCTACAATTAGGATATGTCCGTGGTATCCTGTCAGCGTTCCACCTACTGAAGTTGAGTACCTATTACCACCTGCAACTTTCCTTGGAAGCTGGCCTGGATAGACCTGTTCACTTTTCACTATCCTAAAATTTGACTTAGTATCTTTGTCTGATTTGACCTCTAATTCAGGGTATAATTTCTGAAACTTGTCACTACGAATCATGTCTCTACTCTTCTCTGCTGACTCTAATGCTAATGCTGCACTGTAACTGGCTGTAATGAATCTCATCCAGGGCCACTTGGTCCAACACCATACTGGAAACATTATACTACATGTTATTGTCTTGGTTGTTCCAGGAGGTATATTGATTATTAGATCATGATGCTTTGGTTTCTTCTCTGATACCTGGTAGGCCATATCCTCTAATTCTTTACAGAGGTATTCTATATGCCAGTTTGGTTTGAATGTATCTTCTGTTATTTCTCCCCAGAAGAATTCCATGAATTCAAATAAACTAAATCCACCTGTTGCTTTGATAGCTATGGCTGGATTCTCTAATAGTTGAGCTATTAGTTGTTTCTTTTGGTTTTCTATGTTAGTTTTGACTAATTCCACGGACTCCACTCATTTGTTTAATTGCAATATTTTTGACAAACTTCTTTTCCTCATCTGTTAACAGGTGAGCTATTTGATCTGGTCTTGGTATATTGAGATTAATGTTGCTTGTGATCTCTGTTCTGTTTACGTCTGCCCATTCTGCTTTCTTTCTGTTCTTGAGCCAGAATATTAAAGCTGTTGTATCTGGGAGGACATGTTTATTGGTAGTAGTTATATTTGTAATGACTTCACCATCTTTGGTTTTTCTCTTTGTAGTAGAGGTTTCTTCATACTCGTATCCTGTAGCTCTCCTCAATAAAGTAAGCTCTACACCAGAATCAAAAAATGCTTTTCCTGCATGGATAGCATTCCTGAATTCTTCATGATCTCTTTTCCAATTATCTATCGTCCCGTGGGAAATTCCAAAGGCAAGACCGAGTTCAGTATTTGTCAAACCTTTAGCACTACATAGTTTATATGCTCTCTCAGCACAGTTCTCATCGTATGTTCCTAATCTGCCTGGAGTTTTATACTTTTTTGGTTGAGGCTTTCTGATAGGTTTAGAAGGATTGGTGCGTACCATCCTTACATTATCCTTTTCACTATCATATTTTGTCCTAACCATTGTACCAAAATTAAGAAAAAATCAGATACGACTTGTTTATAATCATTATTAATTAGCTCTTTTTTGTAAAATAGTTTTAAAAGTAGTAGGTTATTTAAAAAAAGTGTTGTATATTTAAGTATTAATTAAAACATAATATTAACTAAAAACACACACAATGAAAACCATAGACATTCAATCAATAGTTCGTCAGACAGAAAAGGCTATGTTGGTTAGATTCGGAAATGAATCAACAGGATGGTTACCAAAATCTCAAATATCTTATGACATCGAGAACCAACACGAAACTGTTACAATGCCAACTTGGTTAGCTTCAAAATTAGTCGGAGCTGGTAATATTTTAAGAATAGACTTTTAAAAACTAAACATCATGAAAACTTACATTACTTATAATGCTGGTTGTAACATTTGGGAAATTATGCCTTTTGATTTATCAATAGACTGGCATAGTACCGAGTTTCAAGGAACCTTCAAAGACTGCAAGAAATATGCTGGTTCTCAAATGAAACCTTCTTTACCCCATTATCCCAATGCTGAATATGAATCAATTTATGATTATTAAAACTCAATATTATGAAAACTCAACTATCAGACTTTACATTTAGATCTTCAGGACACGGACATTTTAAAGTAATATACACGAGTCCAATAACGAGCAAGGAATGGACTACGATCACTAGCGACATGCCTCTGATCGATCGCACTAAGAATGCCGACTATCCAATGAGAAAAGATTTGAATTTCTTAAAATCAATTTGTAAGCTGTAACAGGAAAACCAATGAAAGACCCTCAACTCAAAATCCCAATCCACTTCCCCACCGCTGGGGAGGTGGTTCATGAGAGGATTAAGAAAAGACTGCAAAAAAATATTGATGCCTGTGAGAAGATTAACACAGTTCACATGAAAATGATATCCATTAAAAACGTAATAAAATGAAAATCACAGACCTACATAAAGCAATTATGAATAGAGATGATGTTACTGTAGAAGAAGCAGATATTCTTATCAAAGAAATGGCTGATAGTGTACATTATGGAATGGAGGATCCTGAAGAAGTTTTACACAATGAAGGATTTGAACCGGATTACGTATTTGACCTTTTATACCATTCAATATGAAAACCTTTGAATGTTACTTTACTACCGGGATGGCTCAATTTCTTTTATATGAAAGGACAACAGAACTTATTCACCCAGTGAACGGTAAATTTTTAATAGTTGTCTTTATAGAAAATGAATTTGAATCTCATCCAGCAAACATTTCAATCTCATTAAATTAATTTATTTTGTGTGTCAGAAAGCCCCTCCTCTTTTGTGTGTTAGAGTTGGGGCTTTCTTATTCTACTTAACAAAATCAAAATACAATCCGAAGCAGAGGAATTCAATTTCCACTGTAGACATTCCCTTGGATAGATTCAGATTCAATGAGGGAATAAGAGCCCAAAACTTTATACTGATTGAAACTTCCATTTGAAATGTTCCTCTAAATCTAGCCTGGCCACCTCTCCACTTGGGTTTAGCAGCTATATCCATTCCCATGATTTCTGCTACTTTCTCCATAGCTTTGGATGATTCCTCTTCCATCTTATCCATCTGCTTGTCTACATTATCAATAGCTTTCTTAATGGCCTTTCCTTCCAATACTACTTCAGGAGTTTTCTTTTTAATGGGCTTCTTAGCCTCTACTGATTTTTCTTTCTTTGTACGTTCCATTGTGATTAAATGTTTTAATTATTATTTGTAACTACCTATAAATGGTCTTCCTTGATCCAATGATTGCAATACAGTAACAGTGGAGGCGGCATCAAATCTCCCCTCCCTGGCAATCAATTCGTTTATCCTCAGCAATCCTATTTTCTTTTCCCTCCCGTTCTTATCCTGATTCAATCCAAAGAATGCAGTACAATGACCATACTTCCTTTTATCCTCACTGAAATTGGATAGCTTCAAGGTATGAGTTTCATATGATTTGGCATCTGCTTGAGTCGGAAGAATGACCAGAGCATTCCTGGTCTGAGATAATCCCCTTGCGTCCTTCCATATCTGATTCTGTTTGTGTCTTTCCTCTTTCTGTACCTCATCAATCAAAATATCAGCATAATCAATAGCTATAATATCTGCTACAAAATCATCCTCCCTCTCCCACCTATCCAGGATCTGCTCTATCTTCCGAATTGACAAAGTACCATTGGCATGAGTGGAAACTCTTAATCTACGTTTCTTATCAATAAAGAATTCCTGTACTTTTCTCTTTGCTTCATTTACTCGGATTGGTGATTTGATATGAGTTTTCTGTAGCCAGGGAGTCCCGAGTGATCTTGCTTGAAACTCTTTACAGTTCCGGCAGGTCTTGTAATCCTCCCCATCATCTTCGTATGCTTCCTTAAGGGCTTCTATTGTAATTTCTTTTCTGAGAGTCTTCTCATCCCACTTCTTTTGGTCGGCAAATGGGCCAAAGTCACATTCTCTTTCTTCTTTGGAGCAAGTATCCAGCTGATTCCTCAAGCAATCAATGACCGGGAAATATACATCACCGCAGTATTTCTCTTGGATTGGTTTCTTGGAAAGGTAGGATCCAATTCGTTTGATTTGTTGGTTTTCAGTCATATCTCCCGCTTGGAAGAAA